TTTTTCATTTGTGCTCCTATACTAGGCTTATCGGTAGGTCTGGTTTTTACTTTACTGTCAGTGGGCAGTATTACAACAAGAGAGTGTAATACTGCCTGATTTTTAGTGCTGTGTTTTTGAGCTAACTTGGACCGCTTTAATTATGTGATGCGGTGTATCAAGTGGAGTCATTTTTCCGGTTTGGTCGTCGTAGTCGCCGATGTAGTAGAGATCGTAGTCTTCTGGAAATTGGGCAATTTGAGACTTTTCGTCTTTTGCTAGCATGGTGAAGTCACGTTCGGCTTCGCCGTGGGTTTTTTTGAAGAAAGGCTGTGTGAAGTATTCAGCTTTTGAGTCACGGATTGAGTAGATTTTTTGCGTCATGGATAGTTCCTTTTGTTTGAGACCAGCGTCGTTGCTGGTAGTCGATTCCTAAGATGAGACTTAGGCGGTTGGTGTCAAGGTGTTGACTGTTTTTATTTTGGGCTTCGCCCGAAAGGCTAAAACGAAGTTTTCCCTTTCCATCCCTTTTACGGATTCATCTGAAGCGTCCCCGTGCTAAAGAGCCACGGGTCCTTTCTGGATGATATAGCGCTCAGTCGTCGCTGTTGTCTAGGGGATAGGGGAAGAGGATTACTCGGGTGTGAGTGTGGGTATTGGGTTTTGCGGTGTTTGGTTTTGGTTTTGGTTTTGCGGTGTTTGGTATTTTGTGTTTGTTAGTCCGAGTTTTTGGGCCTCTTCTGTGTTTTTGTCGTCTTCTATGAAGGCGAGTAGTTGGTTGGGGTCGTTCTCGAAGCGAGAGCGGATGTTAGAGGGTAGGTTGTCGAAGGCTTTTTGAGCTTCGTATACTGTGAGTAGTGATGTGTGGTAGTCCTGGATGTTTGATACATCTAAGAATTGGCCTACTTTTCCTGAGAGTGGTAACTCTCCGGTTTGTTGATATTGTTTTATGATATTGTTGATGTCGCATTGTTCTTTGAACTGCTGCTGTGCGAGCGTTGGCTCGGTGTTAATGCTTCCTATATCTAGGGAACCATTTTTGCGTAAGATTACTTTTTGGTTTGGTTTTTGTCTGATTTCCATATTTTTTCCTTTGTTAGATCACGGCATCATAGGTGCGTGAAAGTATTGAGTTTCTTGTTCGAATTTGGGATCTTTTGATCTGTCTGTTTTGCGATTAGGATTCTTGTATGGAGTTTCTGATTTATATTTAAGGTCTTTTGCGGATGTGGAGTTCCACATTGCTTTACCTTCTTTTATGGTACTCTTAAGAGTGTCGTAAATATCGTTTTTGATTTCAGCAGCTGGAACGCCGCCGCCGATAACTTTTGTTTCGGTATCAGCTTTATTTTTTTGCGATTTAAGCAAGTTAATTTCGGCTTGCTGTTTCTCAAAGTCTGAAGCTAAGGCTGCGGCTGCGTTTGCGGAAGCAACGGTTGAAGGTCCTGAGCTTTGAGCTGTGGCAGAGGAGCCAGCTGGTGAACTTGCTCCTGTGTTTAGTGAAAGGATAGGATTTAGTCCGGCGGCTTTTAAGTCTGTTACTTCTCTTTGATGAGCAGTGTTTGACATGTGGGCCTGAAACTCCATAGTTTCTCTGGACATTTCTTGGGTTCGTTGGTTAGCGGCTCCTGTTTCCATAGAGCCGTCAATGGCGCCTCCGGCTGCCATGCCAACTCCGGCCCCAACGGGGCCTCCGAAGAAGGCGCCAGCTGCGGCGCCGATTGCTGTGAATAGTCCCATTAGAATTTACCTAATTTGACAGGTACAGAGTAAGTCTGCATTGGTCTAGCGTGTTTATAGCTGAACCAGTAGTCAGCGATTAGATCTGGTCCGTCTGTGTCGGCAAGCGCTCTTGCTATTGGTGTATTTTGTACGATAAACGTGGAGTTTAGCGCTGGAAGAGTGGTGAACTTTTCGGCCATGTGCCAGTAGTCTAGAGAGGTAGCGAAAGTTGAACGAAATTCTCCTCGGATTTCTGATGGTTTGTACCTGTATTCTGCATAGCGTTCTTGGTAGCCGAATACAGCAGAATCTTGCGTAGGGTTTGGAGTTCCGACGGCATAGATTTCTTTGTTAAGGATTGTTTGTTCTCCAAGTTCTTGAAGTTTCGGCCAGAAGAAGTCGAAGCGTGTGGATTTAAACCACATTCTAGGAAGTCCTTGTTGGTAGGTAAGATCTGCTCGGGCACAGGCCATTCCAATGACGTAGCCGTGTTCAACGAAGGATTTAGTGAAACCGATGCCTGAGCCTGAGGCTGTGGCAAAGCTTCCAAGTTGTCCAAGTGCGTTTGTTCCCGCTGTTGGGCTAGTTTGCGCAACAGGGTGAGAGTTAATTTTTGTTTGTCCTCCACCGAGGAATTCAGCCCGTTGAAGACGGAAGTCAGGACTTGTGACGTTGAAGTGGGCTTGAAGAATTTCGACATAGCGTGTGCCTCCTCGTGCATCTAGCTCGAATAGTGATTGAATTTGGAAAGCTTGGCGAAGTTGGTTAATGGTTGCTGAGGTTGCTGAAGATAAGTCTGCTTGTAATCCAGTGTTAGCAGGAGAAGTCCAGTCGACGGTCGTTGCAGGGCCTGTTCCCATTCCAGATAGGAACATGAGTTCTGATCCTGCTGCTTTACCTAGATTATATGCTGAGCCTGAAGCTCCAGAACGCATAGTTGGTTGAGTTCCGTTCGATACGACGGGTGCTGAGCTTCCTAATGGTAAGGTGACGGCTGGGCCTTTTTGTGGCCAAGGTAAGGCACTGGTGAAGTAATCGTGGCGTTTTCCACGCTTCTGTAGAGCGTATTCTGCAGGAAGATCTGGTCCGTCGTCTTTAGAGACTAGTACTGAGTTTTGTAGGTTTTCGTCTCGGAACCATTGATTGTAAATAAGCATATAAGCACGCAAAGGCAGTGCGTTGATGACTAAGCCTGGTATTCCTGTGGGAATTCCCATTTTGTCGAACAGTGAGCCTACTGCTTCGCCTGAGACGGCTGTGGTAGTGAGAGTTGGGATGATGAAGTCTGTAGAATCGCCAGGATTTTCTTGGGCTCCGTTGAATTTTTCCCAGTTGTTCCAGATTAGACGATTGGGAACGAAGAAGAAGAAGTAGTCGATGTATAAGTTGTCCATGATTGGGACTTTTTGAGTGGCTAGACGTTGGAAGGTTGAGACGTTTAGGTTACAGGTGTCTCCTGGTAGGATTTCGTCTACGAAGATTGGTGTAAGGAAGTCGAAGTTATATGTGTCTTTTACTGTGTGACTTCGGTCGAATTGAGAGCGGGCCATGTTTACGGCCGGTTGCTTGGCGAAGGAATGTTGAGAGTTGCGGTTAGATTTAAGCATGATTTCCTTAAAGTTTTAGTTTTGTTTGGAGATCGTCAAATTTTTTCTGCAAAATTATGTGACGAGTTTGGTTTTTTGTTATCTGAAGAGGTTTTTGTTTAGAACGTCTTTCGAGATTTATTTCCTTTTCGAGTTGTTTTTGTTGTTTCTCCTTTTCTTCGAGCTGTTGAGTGAGCTTGAGTTTTGTTTTTTGTCTATAGACTACCCAGTCATCAGGTTGATACTTTTGCAGCCATTTTTCGTAATAGCGAGGTATTCCTGCTTGAGAGCCGTCTGGCATGACTAGGTAGCCGTTATTAAATACATCGGGCCAGTGTTTTTCAAGCCATTTTTTTCCTATGGCTTGTTTGCTGGATTTTTTAGAGATTGGTTGAAAATCGTGGTCTTGATCTTTTCCGTGTACAAGTTTCTTTGCTGCGTATCGTGCGCAATATCCTGCTGATTCATAAGTGACTGAACCAAGTTCAGAGATGCCATGAGGCCAGAGATTAGAGAGGTCGTCTGATGTATAGACTTTATCTCCTCTATCGTTAGAGTATTTATGAATGAGGTCGTCTGGTCGCCAGTTGAAGATAATAGCGTGCCAATGAGGTCGTTTACGTTGTTCACCATATTCTCCTGTGACAAATAGTCCTATTGTTGATTGGGGGTTATGTGATCTTAGACGTTTCATGAAGTCCTGAAAGTCTTTGTAGATTAGTTTTTCTGACAGTAGATGTTGGTCGTCGTAGGTGAGTGTGATGAAAGAATTTTTTTCATACATTGATGCCTCGTGGACGCATCTGACGGCCCATTGTCGGGCGTATTCTAGACGACATGATATGCATTTTCCACATGGTAGTTGAAATGTTGGGTATTCTCTGCTAGCCTGTTTAGGGGACCAGGACAGGGTTTTCCCGTCGTGCTTAAAGCCGACAGTTTTGGGGCTGGTACATCGCATTGTACTGGCCTTTTTTTATAGTCTTATTCCACCACGCATTGAACGTGGGGAGATGTGATTAATCTTGTGGGAGCCTGATGATTTGCGGAAGTTCTTCTTGGAAGATGATCGGCTCATTTTTTTTCGTTTCACAAGGTTTTCCTTTTGTAAAGATTTTGAAGATTTTTATTAGCATATTGATAATTTCTAGGTAAGGCAAGTTTTTCATTTGTGCTCCTATACTAGGCTTATCGGTAGGTCTGGTTTTTACTTTACTGTCAGTGGGCAGTATTACAACAAGAGAGTGTAATACTG